TCTTTCAATTCGATTTCTTTCGCCACAGATACTCCATCTTTAGTTATAATGGGAGATAATCCAGGCTTATCGATTACTACGTTTCGACCCTTAGGACCTAATGTTACTTTTACTGCATTAGCTAGCGTATCAATACCACGCTTTAAGCCATCACGGCTTTCTGAATTGAAATAAACTTGTTTTGCCATAACTCTTTTTTCTTTTTATTTTAACTCGTTAATTAATTTAACCATCATTGACATGACATGTAACTCTTTATCTATTGCAAAGCTGTCTTGATATTGTGCTTCTGCTAAAATTAGAATCACACTAGCAACATGGCCTTTTGCATAATTATCTATCTCATCAAATAAAAACTTATACAAAGCTGTAAAATCTCTAACTTTGCTATCGGCGATTAATTGACGAATGTTTTGAAAAGCGTCTTTCTTAGAATTTTCTGAATTCAATATTTCTATGATCTTAGTCATATAGTTAGCTTGTATCAAACTAGCACTATCAATCTTTAAAGACCCGTCAATAACCTGACGCTGACAAGAATTTAGTATTCTACGGATATCTGGATATCCAGAATTAACTACAGTAACCAAATCCTTTTTATCAAATTGTATATTAGATTCGGATAATATTGACACTATACGTTTAGCTACCTCAGCTTTACTAGGCGGCTCAATTGCGAATGTCTGACATCGACTTTGAATCGGATCAATAATCTTTTCTACATAGTTACATGTAAGAATAAATCTTGTTGTCTTACTAAACGTCTCCATAAGATTACGTAATGCAGCTTGACCGTTCGGTGTCATATAATCTGCTTCATCTAATATACAAATCTTCCATCTACGGAAACCTACCGTACTAGCAAAGTTTTTAATCTTTGTTCGTACCGTTTCAATATTGTTTTCGTCAGATGCATTAATGTACATTACATCAGCATCTACATTATTAGCAATGATCTTAGCTAATGTAGTCTTACCGGTACCTGCTCCTCCATAGAACAGCAAATGAGGCACGTCGCCGTTTTCTAAGTATAGTTTTACTTTTTCGATAATATGTTCATTACCGACATATCCATCTAATGTTGAGGGTCTAAACTTTTCGACCCATAATGTATTTTCTTGTGTATTAAACATAACTTATTTTATTTACCTGAACTACCAAAACCTCCATCACCTCTTTCCGTATCAGACAATTCCGTTACCTCTTCCAAATCAATTTTAGGATAAGGCAATATAATTAATTGTCCTACACGATCACCTTCTTCAAATCTTTTAACTCCTGCAAAGAAAGTATTTTTAGGCATACGATATTTAAAAACAATCTCTCCGCGATATCCAGAATCAATTACTCCCACGCAATTAGTCAATGATAATTCCGTTTTATATACTGAACTACGAGGAAATAAAAGACCTACATAACCTTCCGGTATTTCAATTGCTAATCCCGTATGATAATTGATAGTATCATTTTTTGGATCTGTTAAATACGTAATAGCTGTTATATCTAATCCAGCATCTCCTGGCTTTGCATAACTAGGAGTAGTCGCTTTTTCTGATAACTTTTTAAATCGTACCTTCATGTTATGTGGTTTGCAATTGTACTAAATAATATGTCGCTGTATATGTCTGTGATGAGAATGATACTCGAGCTAGACCTGCTGCCGATACTTCCAATTTACCTGTATCAGCATCTCGATTAGCTTGCAAAATTTCTTTAAACAAGTTACTAGAGAAACATACCGTATCCATATCTTTACATCCATCAGCATCACATTGAATATCGAATTTGATTCGGTTGGTATTGATTGAAGAATAATTCATAATGAATTGCACCTTACCATCTTTACAATTCACCCCAAAGTTTTCTGATTCAGGTAATGCATTTTTTGCTTTGATAAAGCGATTGACAAAATCTTTATCAATTGCAATTTCTGCATTCCAATCTGGAAGTTGCTTTAATTCTGGTACTTGACGGATAACTGACATATCAGCTAACATAAATGTCATATCGACATCTTTATCTGAAATGCCGATATTAACTGCTGCACCATTAGTTTCGTTAACAACTACATCTAAGTCCTCAGCTACCGCCGTTAACATTTTTACCAATTGAGGTGTAGCATAAACACCTAATTCATTTTCACCTAAGTCGATATTATTGGCAGATATAGACCCAATTACATTCTGGTCATCTGTAATAAATTTAGTTTCGGTTGTACCTGACTTACCAGTCCACTTCACTGATGTAGTCGCTCCCGCTAAATGATAACGACTAATAAAATTTAAAAGATCTGTTTTTTTCATATTATACTGTTTCAAAGAATTTATTAAATGTATTTTCGTTTGTTGATGTTACATGTGTACCACCATAGTTCATATAGTAATGACGATATTTTTCATAGATAAACATTGCCGCATCTGGATCTTCAAACATCTCATTCATACTCTTAAGTATCTGATAGAAGTCGGTTGGTACAATTGTTTCTAATAATTCTAAATGTGCATCACATAACTCATTAACCATATCAATAGTCTTGTTAAATGCAAATACATTATTCAAAACCATCTTTAATGTACAATCGCCGTCATACTTAGCCACTTCGCCAAATGTCATATTGATCGGATGACCAAATGGATTAGGAACTTTATCATCTGCTCGATACGGCAGATTATCACCTTTTGGAAAATATAAATGGCTAAATGTCATTTTACTCAATTGAGGTGAATGCAAATACGTTCCATATACTGGATATTGACCTGGCGAAGAACTATCTGTTGATACTTGTATTCTACTATCAAAATGCTTATTGAAATTGTTTTGCAAAGTACTTAACAAATAGAAATCACTAATCTTAGAAATACCTAACAAGTGAATATATCCGTTACGCTTCTTTTCAAACTCTCGATTCTTTAACATTACTGCTAATGCATAAAAGAAGTCTACAAGCTTCTGAGGACCGCCTACACACCATCCACCAAAGTCAAAATCTTTAACTTGATCATACCAATGGGAATATTGATGCGTATTAGAACCTTGTAGTACATTTAAGAATGTACACTTACCAGACTGATTCTTTTCAAACCATTTAAAGTTTTCTAAACTAATCTCTAATGAATCTTCAAAACGATTAGCATAAGTAGTTCTGGGGGGAATATCTAAGTTAGCTGCAATATCAGCATTATTTTCTAACCAATGAAAAATAGTTTCACGGATTTCCGGACTCCACTTTAGAGCTCCACGAGCTAACTGGTAACCACCTGAGTCGCCGAATACAAATGCTTTTTCTAATCCAAAATCTTTTCTAGTCTCAGGCTTCTTGTAATAGTGACCTGCCGTTACTAGAAAATATGGATGCCTCCATTCTTCCGGAAACTCTTCTGCATAGAATCTGCATGTTAATCCAGGGTGAACATCTTTATTCTTTTTAAATGCATCTGCCGACCCGCCTGCTGACAGGGACGGAAAATATATAAATCTTTTTGGTTTACTTTCTGCCATCGAACATTACCTTTAATAAATTATCACAACTAAAATATTCTTTTGTCAATTTTTCTTTTAATGCATTCATTTGATTCATAAATGCATATTGGCCATTTTTATCATAACAATTTATATGATATCGAATAGCTTGTATCAACATCTCACGATGTTCTTTATAACTTTCCATTGACGATGTACAATCACTTGGATATATAAATGGTGTTGTATACATTTCTGAATAACTTAAACGATCTGGTACCATTGGCACTGCATTCGCTAAAGCTGCTTCGTAACATGAAATACCTAATGTTTCTTGTAGGTTAGCTGAAAAAACTATTTTAGCTTTACCTAACATTTCGTGATATGCTTCTTTAGATAACTTTTGATCTTGACATATCACAAATTCATATTCAGGTAATTCTTTAGCTAACTCTCTAAATATTTCCAATTGCTTCTCAGGAGCAATTCTATGAGGAAACAATATAATATTTTCTTTCTTGCCAGGCTTTATAGTAGCTTGTAAATACTCCATAGGCCAGCCTGTACGATAACAATTAACTGCATCATATCCGTATGTATCTCTAAACAACTTGATATGATAATCTGATGCAAACCAATTGTAATCAATTGCTTGAGCTAATGACAATTCAAATGACTTTACCCATTCATCTTTAATCAATCTACCTAAGAAGTCATTTTTATCATAATTACCAGCATGCCATAGCGCATGTATCTTAATAGGAATACCTAACAATTGACTCATATATTTGAGTTGAATTATGGTAGGATTCCATGCATCCGTATACAAAAAGATATCACCGGACTTAACTTCTCCGTTTGTGAAAGCTCTAGCTATCTTATTCATTTGAGAACTTTTGTATACGTTAGTACCACCAAAGTTCAAAAATGCCCCAGGCGTTGTTGCATCTGGAATATCCGTATCGCCTTCTACAACTTCGACCCGAAACTTAAGCTTGTTATTGTCGATATAACTATCAATAACTTGCGGTATCCAAGTCTTCCATTGACCAGTATATCTAGTATCAACAGCTTCTAAATCTACAATCCAAATTTTATTCATATATTTGATCGAATTTATAATCATCAGGTGCTACTCGTTGCATATTATGCACTGTTGTGCAATATAATGAATAATCATCGTAAACCAATTTAATGCTATCCGTTTTCTTTAACATTCCAGCTTCTTCACAATTTATCATAAGCATGATATGACAATGAATACGTAACATCGGAGGAATATCAACTAACATTTCCGGAGTAGCTTCAATTGAAATAAAAGTCTTTTGATTGATTAGATCAAACAACTTACTCCAATCCATTTCATCACTTTCATCAGAAATTAATTGTCGTGTCGCCGGAGAACAAATATAGATATGAGCCGGCGCATCTTCGAATATACCGTCATTAGCTGCAGCATAGATATCTGCTACAAACAATGTTTCTATGTCCGTAAATCGGCCTTCAACCTCTTTACCGAACCAATACTTTTTAAATCCTATCATAACTTATTATTTTCTTTAATA